CGATATCAGGTGATTGGCTTCACATCTGATATGTATCGTAAGTTAATGGAAGCTTGGAACCTACCACATGGAATCTACCATTTTAGAAAGGATGTAGACTATGACAATGATAACTAGAAAAGAACTAGTTGAAGTGCTACAGAAACACGTGTGTGAAGTAGTATTCGAAAAAGTAAATGGTGAAATGCGTAAGATGGTTTGTACACTACGTGCCGAAGATCTTCCGCCCGCAACTAAAGAGGATCCTCTGACACAAAAGAAGATCCGCAAAATTAACGAAGAAGTTCTACCTTCTTGGGATGTTAACAAGAATGGGTTTCGTTCATTTCGTATGGACAAAGTCAAATCTGTGACATCAACTGATGGATCGTTTAACTGGCAAGACCCTAAGTGGGAATATGTGGATGTGCAAGTACCGCCACCCATGGAATTCATCGAAGAAGGGAAGCCTAAATAGTAATTTAAGAGGGGAGTATATTTGCACTTTTATATCGATCAAGAAATACTCTCAGTGATATTCGGCGTGGGTTGCGCAGTATGTGGCTTTTTTATCCACAAGACATGGTGGGCTAACAAGCATGAAGACATAGTTAGTAGCACTGTCGAATATCTCTGTGAACAGGGGTTTGTTCGAAGTACTTATGATGAACACGGAGAATTAGTTCTACATCAGTTTAATGACAAGCCAAATGTAAAGCAAATTAAAAACAGTGTCGATTAGGGGTTGACACTATTTGCAAATTAAGGTAATATAGTATGTAACTACTTGAGGAGATGATTCGTTATGGCTAAAAGAATGAAAGCAAAATCACTACCACGTGCGAGAGCTAGAACAGGAATTGGTGCCGCACCCGACACCAACTTTAGCCACTTTAACGAGTACATCCGTATGGAAGTCGATAAGAAAGACATAGCGTCATTCATTAAGACTTACATCAAGCAGACATTCGACAAGGATACCCAAGAGGTATATCTTGCCGCTCCAGAGTGGGCTTTCACTCCAAAGCACTTTATTGCTTCTACTATTCTGTGGGAACAAAAGGGCAAAGTCTTTCCAGACAATTGGAATGCAAAGAACGCTTTGAGCACTTTCTTCAAATACCTTGAAGACCTAGGACTTAAATCCTTAGTCGAAAAGGAAGAAAATGGGGAAGTGCAGACAATTGCACGTAAGACACCCGCTGATATCATCAAAGAGAAGACTTCGGACTTCATTGGTGGTATTGAGTGTACACTTGATGAATGGCCTAACGTCACTCACAATGTGTATGAGGATTTGGTTGGGGGAATTTACCCACAGTCAACAGCGAGTGCAGTGGTTTCTTTCTACACACCATTACGTAATGAACTGACTGAGTTGATCAATAAGAGAACTCCCGATCTTGTTGAGGCATACTCTAGTCAACCACTGAGTGTATGGAAGAAATATCTCGAATTCGTTCAGAGTATCATTGATGATGCTGATAAGTATGTGGCAGTTAAGAAAGCTACACGCACACCACGTAAACCACGTATCAAGAGTGCGGATAAGCAAGTTGCCAAGATACAGATTTGTTCTGAAAACAAAGAGTACAAACTAAAGTCAATACACCCTATGTCAATCGTAGGTGCTATGAGACTGTACGCCTTTAATGTCAAAACAAAGAAACTGACCGAATACGTAAGTCATAAGGCAACAGGGTTAGAGGTGAAAGGCACTACGTTAAAGGGTTGGGATGCAGATCTGTCAAGGCAGATTACGCTTCGTAAGCCACACGAGGGTCTCCCTGTTGCCTTAACTAAGACTGCAAACCAGATCAATAAGATGTGGAGCACCTTAAAGACGCAAACAACCGTTCCAAACGGAAGACTAAATAGGGATACAATCATCTTAAGGGCTATGAGTAAATGAGCGAAACAGGGTTTCTGAATAAAAGTAAATTTTCAAGAATGGTAGAAATCTCTGTGTTTGGTAAAAAGCTATCCTATATGGATGCAGTCATTGATGTCTGTCAAGAGACGAACATCGAACCAGAGGATGTAAAGAAGTTTCTTAACGGTGTTATCGTTGAGAAGTTAGAGGGGGAAGCTATGAAGTTGAACTATCTCCCTAGACAAAATACGCTATTGTTCGATGATTGATGGTTGACACCACATCGATTCTATAGTATAATAATTCAGTAATACAAATATAATTCAGCAATACGAGGAACATACAAATGTCTTTTGCAAATCTAAAAACAAAACGTAACCAGATCTCTGATCTTCTAGCGGCGGCAGATGCCGCAGGTGGTGGTACCACTGGTAAGAAATCATATGGCGATGATCGTCTATGGAAACCAACAGTAGATAAGATGGGTAACGGCTTTGCTGTTCTACGTTTCTTACCTGCGGCAGAAGGACAAGCCCTACCATGGGTTCGTTACTTCGATCATGGCTTTCAAGGCCCCGGTGGTTGGTACATTGAGAAGTCTCTGACTACTCTTAACGAACAGGATCCAGTATCCGAATACAACTCAACACTATGGAACAATGGTACTGAAGAGGGCAAGACACTTGCTCGTAAACAGAAACGCCGTTTACATTATGTTGTTAATGCATTGATCGTATCAGATCCTGCGAACCCTGCCAATGAAGGTAAGGTAATGTTGTATCAGTTCGGTAAGAAGATCTATGATAAGATCATTGATGCCATGCAACCAGAATTTGCAGACGAGAAGCCTGTAGATCCATTTAACTTTTGGGAAGGTGCAGACTTCAAACTGAAGATCCGCCAAGTCGAAGGCTATCGTAACTACGATAAGTCTGAGTTCGCTTCTCAGAGTGCATTGTCTGATAACGATGCTGAGTTGGAAGCTATCTATAACAAGATGTACGACTTGAGTGAGTTTATCGATCCTAAGAACTTTAAATCATATGATGAGTTGAAAGCTCGTTTTGAGAAAGTGACTGGTCAATCGACTATGACCACACAAGCTCGTCAAGACTTGTCGGTACAGGAGAGTGCTCCACCTATGGCAACTGCTACTGCCCCATCTCCACAAACGGAGTTTGCGCCAGTAACGGCAGAGGCAATGGAGACAAGTAATGATGACGATACGTTATCCTACTTCTCTCGCTTAACAGCCGAAGACTAAAACAAAGGGCAGGGGGAAACCTCTGCCTTTTACGCTTGTATATCTGGTGTAATCTTAAAACAATTAGTTACATGTCTAGCATCAGCATCAGGTTTAGTTAAATCAAGGATCTTATTCTGTAAGGTCTTTGCTTTTATGCAAGAGGCCATATCATTAAACACTATGTTAGGTGCCTGTACAGACATGTTATTTCCCAACATTAATATCGTTATCATCACATACATATCATTTCCTTAGTTGAATGGGCTAATAGGTATTCTTACTAGTCCATGTTCATCTCTAAATGCATCCCCACCATTGTTCATCGGTATCCTAAGTTGGTTAATTGTTGTTGATGAAGCATCAGTATCACCTGACGATCCATCTATCACAACTACTGGTGCTGGTTCGGGCGCAGTTTCTGGCGTAATATCTTCTGCATTGTTTTTATTTTGTTGGATCGCTAACTGATCTCTGAGCATCTGTGCTTGATTTTCTCTTCGCTCAACGTCTGCCTGTAATTCTTCTAGAGTAGAATCATCAATGATCCAGTTACCAGTGTAAGATTTAATTGCTTCTACTGCCATAACCTTTAGTTTAGGTCCGATCATAGACATCCATAGTCCCAGATCTAAGAATGCATTCTGCATCTTAACAACAGCCTCATCCCATTTGTTCTTAATCCAACCAGTGACGCTAAAATCGTCATCAGTGATTTCAAATCCAAACTTACTTGCAATCCATTTAAAAGCATCGTTACCATATTGTTTTATTATGGTGACAGGGTTTAGTGTAAAGTTTTCGGGTACTTCAAATCCAAACTTACTTGCAATCCATTTAATACCAGCAGTTGCAGGTGCCGTAACGATTTGACCAATGATCTCTAATACACTCATTCCCTTTTTATAGCCAAGGGCTGATAGTGCATCATCCAGAATAGATTTCATCATACCACCAAATCCACCACCTTCTCCTTCATCACTGAATATAGCAAACTTAGACTTCACCCAATCCACGACATTTAGAATTGCAGTGAAAGGTGATTTAACCATTTTAGTTATCATCTCTGTAAACGAGAAGTCCTTAGCGGCTTGTAGTATCTTTCCACTTGTTGTTGATGTATCGTAGTTACCATCTGCATCAACTTCTGCACCAGTAATCTTTCTTATGATCCAAAGGAATGCGCTTTTGATTAAGTCGAATGGTGCACCAATGAATGATCCAACCATTCCAGCGATACCATCACCAAATTTACCAAATGTGGTTGCTTCATCAGATGCCATGTATGCTTTCATACCATCAAATGCAGATATTAGAATACCAATAGGCCATAAGAGCTTGCCCATGAGTTTGACAAATGCCCCACCTTTACCTAGGAAATTCTTACCAAAGTTTACAACCTTAGCTCCTGCTCCGCTAAACCAAGCACCAATAGCACTAGACATTTTGGTTATGGGTCTAAATATACTGTTTATTCTAACACCAAGCCTAGCCATAATACTTTTAGGTTTGATCTTTCCATCATCTCCCTGTACGGATATAGGTTTACCATCAACACCAAGACCAAAGATCTTAAAATACTTCTGTTGTAGATTAGAGAACCATGTATTCATCCTATTATTTAATTGGGTAGTTAATGGTGTTGCAAGACTTCTTTTACCGTCAACAGCTTTTCCTAACTTAGGATCTAGACCTAGCTTATTGAAGAACTTGGCTCTTAGGTTAATGAACTTTTGATCTAATGCCTTACTGAAGCCACCAAACTTATCCAATGATTTAATTGCTTTTAGTTCCCATCCACGGAACCCTGCCAGTGCCGCACCTAATGCAGTAAATCCAGCGATGAATGCACCTAAAGGTCCTACAAGTCTACCCAATGCCAAGAAACCCAGACTAGTATTATCTTTACCAGTATCTTTTCTTCTTGCACGTTCTACAGACTCAGGTTTAGCTTTTTTACGTTCTCTCTTCTCTTCTAGAGCATCAAGACGTGCACGTTCTTGAGCTTTGAACCATGCTTCAAAGTTCTTAGCCATTCGCTCGTCACGTGCTTGACCTTTCTGTAGGGTTTTAACTACATCATTGAGAGTGGTATCAGCCATTTCTTTGTCTCTTTCGTTCTTCTTCTTGTTCTTTTATGTGTTCAGCAAGCATAGTAATGTACACTTCCTTCTCCCATGGTATTAATCCGTCTATCTCATTCAAACTATAATTGTGATGTTGCATCAGTGCAAAGTTGTTCTTATAGTAATTAAGTATACTATTATGAGATAGACATACTAGAAAAAATCTTGCATACCTTCCAGTGTATACTCGTTATGTTTACCACACTCAATACAATCAAAATCAATGTCATGCTTCAGTGTAGGCATTCCTTCAATAAAGTCTTTAATGGATGAGAAGTTATCAGAAGTCATGGACATCACGAATTCATCCTTTTCCTTTGCACTTTCCTCAGAGAACTTAATCCTATCATCATCAGTACATACGTAAGAGATACAATGCTTGATCATAGAGAATGTTGCTTCTGCTCCACCCTCAATAACAGTAGCATCTGATGCAATAGTTTTATAACGAGGCCACTGCAATTCAAGTGTAACTCCACTGCCAATGTCAACAGTTCCCTTTTGAGATGTCATATCACCCTTAACACCCACATCATCCATTGGAATAACCACAGGGTTTTTAGCCTTACAGTGCGTACATTCCAATTCGATCTTAGCAGTCTCACCGACTGATTTAGCTCTTAACTTAGTGAATAGGTATTCGATGTCAAACGTTGTTAGCGCATTGGTATCGATTTCTCCTAGTACACATGCTTCTAGAGTGTCAACTATAGCTGACAGAATCTGCGACTGATCTTGACTCTCCATGGCAATTAGAAGAACCTTTTCTTCCTTAACCAAGAATGGTCTAATTCTGATAACAACACCACTGGATGGGATAGTCAATTCATATTTGGGTTGGTCGTTTAGTTTAGGTAAAGCCATAATAACTCCATTGTTTAGGTAGATACCCAATCATCATAAGAAAATTGGACATTAATTTCAAGCAAACCATTTTGCTCATTGTTTAGTTGTAAAGCATTCATAGTAGTTGGGAATGCGTTTATCAATTTACACTTGTACACTTCAACAGCAGGTGTTATGGCACCCTTTCTTGTCTTAGTTATATCAAGATCAAATCTTAAATTGTCATTGATGTCAAAACCAATGTTAGTCTTTTTGGAAATATCTGCGGTCTCCGCACCTTTCCTGTATTGTATAATTTCAATATCATGAGTATAAGTGTTCTTATATCTTAGCTCTTTTCTTTCAAAATCGATTATCTGATTGTGCCAGTTTTCAAAGTATCTCTTTGCACTATAATCGTTCATAAGATGAAACGTCATATTCACGTCTTTGTATGCATATGAGTAAGCAACTTTACGGTTTGCCATACCGATAACACGTTCTTGTGTTAGGATCTGTCTGCCTGGTAGGTTTACATCTTTACACATCAAGTTTAGATCACGAATATCTTCAGCATTGCTTCTTCGGTCTGTAACTCTTGATATGGTATTAGGTGCAGGAAGGATTACTCTAAACTGGTTTGCTAGTGCAAATCCACCTTTTTTAGAGATCATTGCCTTCATTTCATCTACTTGAAACATTAGATCATTTTCCTTGACTGTCTATACACTTGAGATTGTGATGCTTTCTTCCACTGTGCCATTGGTAAGAATGTAGCAATCTCCCACTCTGCGGCTGGTACTTTAGCCAAACGAGTTTTGACGTGTGCTGTCAAATAATGCTTGAGTGTAGGTTTGAATGCTTTATATTTAGCAGATCCTTTAATCAAATCATAAGATAACATTAGTTTAGTTCTGTTGTTGTACTTATCATTGTTTGCTAGATCTAACAAAGCACTTAATAGTTTGGCACGTAATAGTGGGGGTAGGTAATGAAGGTTTAAACCCATAAAACCACCTGGAGCATCACCAAGAACAAATATCAGAGGGAATTGGTCATAGTAAGGTAAGGTGTCTTTATGCTTAGGGTCGTAGAAGAACATATACATGTTACCCACAACACTATCTCTGGTCAACCTAACCTGTTCGGCTTGCATTAAGCCTTCTCTATTAACGTTACGCATTTGTGAAGCACGTCTACGAAACCATGCACGGCTTTCTTCAGTCCGTGGAGTAATACCTGCACGGAATGCTTCTATCTCTAACTTGTCGAATAAGTTCTTGCTCATGATGTTATTTATACTACTTTTTAGTCTTCTTCTTGACCTTTAGAGGTTTTAATGGTTTAAAGGCAACCTTAGCAGACTTCAATGGTTTAGTTCTCTTAGGCATAAGACCCATCTTCTCTAATGTGTGCTCAGTCCAGATCTGAAAACCCCAATCCCTATCCTTGGCATACTTCTTAGCAGTATCCCATTTGTTTTGGTTTTTAATGTATGTTAAGCTCTCGTTAATATAACGTTTAGTCTTTTTGCCCTTATATTCTGGTGGTCTCGTCTCTTTGTCAGGCTTTATCTCAATAAGATCTACAGATCCATCTTTCCAAGTGATCTTAAGATCCATAAAATACCTATGCATACGTTTATCAACTTCATATAGGTATGGAATAACTACTTCTTCACTTGACCAAGACTTCACCAAAGGGCTATCATCACACCATTTAAAGCATCTCAACTCCCAACCAGACCTATAGACTATCTGTGTCCAATCACCTTTATACTTAGATTTGTTTTTAGGTTTGAATTTTCCACTATGCGCCATGTTTTGCCTTATAAATAATAACGATACACTTCTATTTATTAAGGTTTTACAATGGAACTTAAGAACACATATGCGTTTCCAATCGACAACGATGGGATAAATGATGGAGAATATCCAGGTATTATCTCGTTTAGACCAAGAATTATTGCCCCTTTGGATATATCTTCATTCATTAGTGCGGCAAATGCTGAGATTAGTAGGCAAGAATCGGCAGTAAGAAATGCCGCAAATCAAGCGGTAAGTGGTGAAAGACTAAATCCCGGTCAGAGAGAAAATCAATTTCCGCCTATTCAATCTGGTGTTGTTACTACAGCAATCAAAAGAACTGATCGTGGTAAACCCGGCGACTGGCAAATTCAGTTAAGACTTCCAGCTGGTCAAAACTTCAATGATACTATTAGCTATCAAAACGCAGACCTTGGTGTTATTGGTGGTGGTGCAGAGAAGGCAGTTAGTACGGCTGGAAACTTAGTTGCTTTGGGTGCGGCGGCAGTAGGGAACGCAGGTCAAGGATTTATCGATGGTCTTTTAGGTGGAATAGGAAGTGAGAGTGGATCTTTAGCGGCTTTAAGAGTTGCTTCGAAAGTAAATAGTCAGGCGGCGGCTGGTATATCATCTGCGTCACGTGTTGCATTAAATCCTAATAGTCGTACACTATTTCAAAGTGTGGCGGCTCGTTCACACTCATTTACATTCAAGTTGGTGCCTAATAGTGCGGCAGAAGTAGAACGTATCAAAGAAATAATTAAGAAGTTCAGAGTAGCAATGTATCCAGATGAAATTGGTGTTGGTGAAATTGCTGTTGGTTATAAGTTCCCAGATCCTTTTGACATTACCATGACATACAAAGGTGAGACTGTGTTTACTAAGATATTAACATCGTTTCTAACAAATTGTCAGGTTACTTATAATAGTGCTGGACAGGGCTTCTATGAAGATGGTGGGTTTACTGATGCTCAGATTACTCTATCATTTACAGAGTTGCGTCCACTTAATAAACAAGACATTGTGCAAGAGGGTAGATAAATGTATTTTAAGAACTTCCAAAAGACTTTATACAACTTTGGCACAAATGAGGCAAGTGTTGTAATCCAAGACTTTACTAGACATGCAGTCTTAACACAAGAAGCACGTGATGATGTAACAATATACGAAACTTATACAATCCTACAAGATGAGAGACCAGATACTTTATCATATAAACTCTATGGTACATCAGAGTATTACTGGACATTCTTCCTAGTTAACAATAAGATCACTGAAAGTGGTTGGCCTTTGGGTAGAAATGCTTTATTTAACTTGGCTAAGAAGAACTATCCTCATAGAGCAATACGAACAACTACAGACATTGGAGAAACTAACTTCAAAAAGGGTGTTGTTGCTACTGGATCTCAGTCTGGTTCTACAGGTGTCATAAAAGAAGTTCTATTAGACACAGGAACTGTTATCATAGATACACCAGACAACTTTAATGTGGGAGAGAATGTCAACGTAGGATCTGGTGGTGATGTTCAAACATGTATTGTAACTGCCGATAGTACACAATATGATGCAGTACACCACTACGAAAATTCTGACAAAGAGTATGTAGATATAGATCCTCACAATCCAAATATAACTGGTCTTGTTGCTAAAACAAATATAGAAAGACTGATTGACTTTAATGATGACTTATCGAATATCAAAATTATCAATCCTAAGATGGTTCAAAGAGTTGCCACACAGTTTATATCAGAACTAAAAGGTAGTTAATTATGTCCGATACAACGGCAAGCCATTATACCTATAAGAAGGCAACAATCATAAATGAGAAGAGTTCTCAAGAGATTGATGTGTCAAAAGTTATTGGTGAATTAATTCTTGTTGAGAACATTAGAAGTCTTGGCGTATCTGGAAATATCCTTATAGTCGATAATGCTAATTTGTTTTCACAATCAAACTTTAGTGGTACGGAGATACTTGAGTTAGAGATATACAATCACGTACAGGATAAGACTATTAAGAAACGTTTTGTCATGTATAAAACAGATTCTATTACAGTTGTGAATGATACAACTATGACATATGTATTCTCACTAATGTCTGAGCATGTGTTTAAAAATCACCTCAAAGTTATTAGTAAATCGTTTGACGGAACGCCATTACAAATCGTAAAAAGGATATTAGACGGTGAGATGGGTGTTAGATTAAACACCACAGAACTAAACACTCAAGAACCTATTCAACAATCTATGAGTATTGTTACTCCTTACATAACACCAATATCAGCAATCACTTGGGTTATGAATAGCTTAACAACACAAGAAGGTTTTCCATACTTTCTATACGGATCTGTAAAATCAGATGATATCTTTATAACTAATCTAGGAGACATGTTGGATGCAGAACCTCTATTCAACACACCCTTTGTTAAATCTAATGGTATAGCAAGTAATAATAATCCAGCAGTGTCAGTATTCACAATAGAAGATATTAGTTATGATAACAATAATTCTACTTTGTATAATGTTATCAATGGTTCTGTTGGAGCAAAGTATGAAGTATTAGATACCTTATATGGAAATAGATCTGAAAATCCTCAGTTTAGGCTCAGTGAAGCTCTTCCAAATACCAAGTTGATAGACACAGAGTTTTCCATTGATGATAAACGAATAGTCGATTATGAATCTAACTTCATATTTAATGTTGTTGCTCCTTCTCAAATTGGAGAAAATGGTTATGGATATGATGAAGATGTAAATAAACTAAAGTCTAATATCAAACGTAAGAGCGTTTTAAAAGCTTTGAATAATAACACGGCGACTATGCAAGTTACTGGAACATTGTTTATGGAATTAGATAAGCCTACAGTAGGTGGTAAGATCAAGATTGAAGTCACTTCCATGGTGGGTGATGAAACAGTTCTTGATGAACAAAAGTCTGGAGAGTTTATTATTTCATCTATTAGGCATTCTTTCTTTGATGAGAAGCATAGAGTAACTTTAGGAGTTTCTAAATTATGAGTTTTAAACCTATACAAACAAACTTTTACGGTGATATTCATAGATGGTTTATCGGCATAGTTGTCGATATTCAAGATCCTCTTAGAGTTGGTAGAGTTCGAGTACGCATCTTTGGTGTACATAATGAGGATGTAAATGAAGTCCCAGAACATACGTTACCATGGGCGCAAGTTCTGGTACCAACAACCGAAGAAGGTGTATCTGGTTTGGGTAGATCTGTAGGACTTAAAGTTGGTGCGCAAGTCTTTGGTATGTTTATGGATGGTGAGCAATCTCAAATTCCTATGGTAATGGGATCTATGCCTAGAATAGAACAAGGAGTAGTGGAGAATGCACAAGAGCCAGATCCAGTTGTTAGATCCGCCCCACACCCATCTGGTGGTATTCCAAGAAATACGGTAAGTACTAATACTGTTGTAGGATCTAATAATTCAGAAAAGGCATTTAACTTCTTTATTGCTAATGGGTTCACTCCTATTCAGTCTGCGGCTATCATTGGAAATCTTATTCAAGAATCTAATATGGATCCGGGTGTTACGTCTTCCTTTACTGGCGAGAGTTCGTTTGGTATTGCTCAATGGAATCCAGATGCTGGTAGGTTACAGCAACTAGAAACTTATGCTTTAGATCGTGGACTAGATATAGGAACAATAGAAACACAGTTAGCATTTTTATTATATGATTTCTCTACATTATCTCCTAGGTTTTGGGGATATAACCAATTTAAACAGATGACAAATCTTAAAACGGCTACAGAGTTCTTCTGTGACAAGTATGAAAGACCAGCGGCGGCATTCGCACACAAAGATCAAAGAGTAGAACACGCTAGACAAGTTTTGGAGACATATAATAATGGCAATTAATATTAACATTCTAAACAGTCAATTAAATGCTATTGTAAAGAATAGTAATTTGGATAAAATACTCGAAACTAAAACTCAAGTTGTGGGGGTGGCTTCCTGTCAATTGGAAACATCTTTAAATGTGGTGGGTACAATAAAGGGTGGTATTCTTCCATTGTCTGGTGGTGATAATCTACTTGAGGCTGTTAAGGCAGTAGACTCAGTCGTAGAGATTACTGGACAGGTACCTGGTCTATCTAATGAGTTAATTGGTGATCTATCTTCAGCTACAAGCAATATAAACAGTGCTATTGGAGAAACTATTGACAATGGTGAACTTGAACTTGTTATTAGTTCTGGCGCACCAGAAGCAGTGTCAAGAGCACTAACAAAGGTTACAGGCAAGACAGCAGATGATTTAACTAATGTCCTAAGTACTGTTGCTACTACAGCAGGTGCACAAGAAGTTACAAAGATAAGTGCTACAATCTCTTCTGGTATTGGAACATCTACAGGTATCAGTGCGGCAACAAAAGCATTCAATGCAAACTTTTCTAATTTACTTGGTGATGCCGCTGGTGGTGTTCTTACTAAGCTTATTAGAATAACTGATAAGACATTTGATTTTGTTGTGGATGAACTCATTCTAGGTACTACAATAGAAAAAGATACAGTTGCATCACTTGTTGAGTTGGGTAAAACTAATGAAGTAATTGCTTTGATATCAAATGAATCAGATCTTCCATATGAAGAAATTGAAGAAAAGGTAAACAAATTAAACCTCTCTCCATCAAAGAACATTGTAACCAACAGTGATAAAGCGATAGGAACAAACTCATCAGTTCCATATGAAATTGGTTCTAATAACAATACTTGGAGTGGTGTTGATACAGCTAACACTGCAACTCAATTTTCTTATGTAGATTCGCCCGAAGAGTTGATAGCAGAGTTTAGAAATACAGACAGAGAAATCACAGAGTTTGTTGCACACTGGACAGGAACATACACTAACCAAGACGTTGGTGCGGATGATGTACATCAGTGGCATTTGGATAGAGGCTGGAGTGGGTGTGGATATCATTATGTAATACGCAGAGATGGTAGATTGCAAAGAGGAAGACCACTTGAAAGACAAGGTGCACACTCTGCCGCATATGGACATAATAAAAGATCTATTGGGATATCTATGGCTGGTGGATATAACTGCCCATCTGGTACAGCAAATCCAAGTAAGTTCATAAGTGCTGATAGCTTAACACCTAAACAGATGACCACCTTTGCTATGTTTGTTAGATCATTCTATGAGGTGTGGCCTTCTGGTCAGGCATTGGGTCATAATGATACAACTGATGTTGGTAAGGTAGATCCTGGATTTGATGTAGGGGAATATGTGAAAGCAAACTTTAATAAGACTAACCTAATAACTGATGCTAAATCGTCAGGACCTCTGACAACAGCACAAATTAATGCAGGAATACCAGTATGACAACGGAAAGAGATGATCTAAAGGATAGAGAAGAAAGATTTGGAACTGGTTATGCCAACTCTCAGGGAACAGCAACCAATGCGTTTGCAGATCCTAGTAAACAGTTTCCTAGTAAACATTATGAAAACCAACCCAATACAAATGAGTCACTTCGTTCTGGTAGATCACACACACTACCACTAGGAGCAGACGTTGATCTTCCACCTATAGCATCAACACAGTATCCATATGCTGATGTTAAAGAAACTGTCAGTGGTCATGTTATTGAATTCAATGATACGCCCGGTGGTGAACGTATTCTTATAAAACACAACACAGGATCTGGCATTGAGTTGCGTCCTGATGGCACTGTGGTTGTTTTGGCAACGACTAATAAGGTTGAAGTCACCCATGGTGATCAAACGGTGATAGTAGAAGGCAACGGTCAACTCACATATGAGGGAGATCTGACTATTAATGTTAAGGGAGACTTTAAAGTTAATTGCGACAGCTATGAAGTTAATGCTAAAAACGACAAAGTAGAGAACATTAACGGCAACTCTAGAACTAAGGTATTTGGTAACGAAGGTAAGACTGTGTCGGGCAACTCGTCTAATACAGTAGTTGGTACGACAGTAAACACACACCTTGGCAACGTCACTACAGCTATCAAAGGAACTAACAAACAAGCCACTGAAGGTTCTCATATCATTGCGGCTTCAGACAAATTAGAACTAACTGCCGAGACTAGAATAATTCAATCCTCTCCTAAGATTAATACTCAATCTGATGAGATGTTCATTTGGTCTGATACTGGTACCATTGGTGGTGTTGAGATGAGAATTCACGGACAAGGTGCACACTTCAGCGAAGGTGTCACAGCACCCACATTCCACGGAGATCTACAGGGTACGGCAGTACAGGCTATAACGGCTGATGTCACAAACTCTCAAAACTATTCAGATCCAGACACAGATCCAGGATCTGCAGGTAACACAGGATCTGCACAAGGTTATACCGCAGAAAATGTAGCACAACCAGCGGTCTTTACTGCACCTTCTGGTGTTGTCACAGATGTTCTTAATAAATCTGCTTTGGGTGTTAAGAAGGTAAAAGTGGATGTTGATGACTTCTTGAAGAATAGTCTAAGACTACGTCCTCTTGCGGTGACTGACGTTAGATCTAAACTAAGAGATCCTTCATATCTAAATGATGCAGAGTTTACTGCAACTCAAATTGGTAACGGAAATCTAAACCCAGCATTTGCTCAACAATCTCCACCCAATGGATATGGTAGAATTAGAAATGCTCAGGGCGGAACTCATCGTGGAACTGAGACTATAGGAAACACTTCTCCCGAAAGAAGTACTAAAACATTTACCATACCTAAAAGGAAACAAAGGTTTACTCTTTCTGATTCGGCATATGGCGAAATGGATGCCAGAACTATTATCGGTACAGGAACTAGAGTAACAGACAGAGTGGGCTTTGCAAGATTTGTTGGTGCAGAAGATGGTGGTGCATTTAAGAACCTAAGTCTAGCAGATAAAAAACAAATTGGCAAAAACTACATTGCACAAGTAAATTTAACTAAAATTGCTATGGGAACGAATGGTCAATTTGCTTCGCATAGACTTAAAGTTGTTGAAGGTTTCTATGCCAAAGAACTATATGGTAAAGGAACACCCCAAGGTCTCCAAGCAGAAACACTTACGCCTAACGGTCTTCTAGATCTTAGGAACAAAGGAAGGGCAGTAGTCTACGAACTATACGGACCTGATGGTAAAATGGATACTGATGCTACATTTGATCTTGCTATTGAGTTGTCAGATATGGGTATGTTTGATAAACTTGTTTTAGATTATGACAACTTTGCGGCTGATGGATCAATGAACGTGCAGATTATTGTCGAAATGCCTAATATCACTGGCGAGACTGTAACATTCAAAAGACAAGTTGAAACGAAATACAATAACATCACACAGGCTACAGATAGTCTTGTAGAATTAAAAGCAGAACCTCAGTAAAACTCTTATAAATAAAAGCATAAGTTTAAGGACAGACTATGGCACGTGTATTATCGATAGAAGACAAAGATCCAAATGTGAAAAGTGTAATCACTTCTCGCAATAAGGTGTATTCAGATATCGACTTAACTTTCACAAAACGCCCATCTGGGGATATCTACAAGAAGAGTGATTCTGCGGCTGTTAGACAAAGTGTAAAGAACATCATTGCCACAGGAAGACTAGAGAAACCTTTTGAGGAAGATTTTGGTGCAGACATAACGTCTATGTTCTTTGAACTTGCTGATGACAATTCGTCACAAAATGTAAGGGAAAGTATTGATAATGCTCTTTACATATATGAACCACGTGCTGAAGTACTTAACATTGATGTTAATCTACAGCCAGATAGAAATTCGCTCTCTGTTACACTAACCTTTAAGGTTGTTAGTACAGAAGAAGTAATCACACTTAATACATTCGTTTCGAGGTTAAGATAATATGGCTACCACAATAAAATCAACAGATCTTGACTTCAGTACGATCAAGAACAACTTAAAGATATCCTTAGCAGAAAAGTCTGAATTCTCAGATTATAACTTTGAGGGATCTGGCCTTTCTAATATTCTAGATGTTCTTGCAACCAACACACACTATAATGCACTTATTGCAAACTTTGCTTTAAATGAATCTTATTTGTCTACTGCACAACTTCGTAGTTCTTTAGTGTCTCTTGCCGAGGGTATTGGTTATATTCCTAAGTCAAAGACAGCATCTAAAGCTACACTAACTCTTTCTACAAATACTGGTGACCTATCAGGAAGACCTTCAACATTGTCTCTACCAACAGGAACTAAGTTTACATCTACTGTTGATGACGTGACATACACATTTCAGACCAGACAAACTGTAACTGCGACAGATAATGGATATGGTTATTATGCATATAAGACACCCACAGGATCTCTAAACATCGATGTATTAGAAGGTATTGCAAAAACTAAGACATTCTTTGTTGGTGCAGATAGTGTAGACGATGTGTACATTATTCCAGACACAAACATTGATATGGAGACTGCGGTTGTAAGTGTATATCAATCAGCTAATGATGTGTCATCCACCAACTATATCAATATATCTAAAGCATCTACAATCAATGAGAATACTAAACTGTATATCATGAAAGAAGCTCCTAATGGCTTCTATGAAATTACGTTTGGTGATGGTGTGACTTTAGGTAAAGCACCTGTTGCAGGTAATAAGATCGTGATAGAATATTTACAGGTTAACGGATCTTTGGCTAACGGAGCTACTACATTTACTGCTAACAATAGAATACAGGTAGGTGCATCAAACTATGATGTGACACCAGTAACGACTATCAACTCTCTTGGTGGTGCTGAAGCAGAGACTATGGCTTCTATTCGTAAGAATGCTCCATTCCAGTATGCTACACAGAACCGTATGGTTACGGCAGTCGATTACTCTACTCTTGTGTTGAGTAACTTTGGCACACTCATTAGAGATATCCAAGCCTTTGGTGGTGAGGATGCATTGAAGCCAGAGTTTGGTGTAGTATTTTTATCAATTGTGTTTAATTCTGATGTGACAACGGATACCGTAACAACAACAAAAGACTCTATACGTGATTTGGCTAAACAGTTAGCAGTTGTTGGTTTTGACATAAAGTTTGAAGATCCAGTTACCACATTCGTTGAAACGGAAATCTTCTTCCAGTTTAACCCTAAACTTGGATCTTTATCATTAACAACCGTACAGGATAACGTACAGACAGAGATAAACAAATACTTTACAGAAAACATAGGTAAGTTCAACCAATCCTTCCGTAGATCTAATTTGCTAAATGATGTGGATGAAGTGGATACGGCTGTCCTATCATCACGTGCTAATATTAAATTACAACGTAGATTTACTCCGACAACAAATACATTACAGGATCACACATTGAGATATCCTGTTGGTCTTGCAGAACCAGATGATGTCAATTTCGTTATCAAAACAACTCCATTCCAATTTGGAGAGAAGACATGCATTATCAAAAATAAGTTAAAGTCTAATAAGCTACAAGTTATCTCTTCAGATGATGACAGTGTAGTAGTAGATAATATCGGATCTTACAACTCTGCTACTGGAGTTATCAACATCGTTGGTTTAAATGTTGCATCTGTTATTGGTGCAGACGCATTTATCAAAGTGAGTGCTATCCCAGCTAATCAATCAGCTATTAGTCCACTAAGAAATGATATTTTAGAATATGACCAAGGTCCATCATTTGCTACAGGAGTTGTGGTTACAACCACGTAATAATAAAGCATGGCAAAAGATAAAACATTAAAAGATAATAACAGAAGAGCACTATCTCTACAGGACTACAATTCTGTTTCTGAAGTTCTTCCTTCATACTTTGCAGAAGAATATCCAAAGTTAATATCATTCCTTGATGCTTATTATGAGTTTGAGGATAGTGATGTTTCGCCTTCTAAGATTATAAGTGATTTGTTCTTAAACCGAGACATCACTGCTACAGAATTATCTAACTTATCGTTCATAGAAGATGAGCTATTGTTAGGGCAACAATACTTTGAAGGCTTCCAAAACAAACGTGCGGCGGCTAAGTATTCAAACACCCTATATAGGTCAAAAGGTACGTTATATTCAATCGAACAGTTCTTTAGAACTTTCTTCGGTATATCACCTGATGTTGTTTACACTAAAGAAAATGTTTTTAACATAGGTGAAAACACATCAACTATCGGTACAGAGTCTTTAAAATATCTTATAGATGATAAGTTATATCAGAAGTATGCACTATTAGTTAAGGCTCCTATTCCCATCTCCGAATGGAAAGAGGCATATAAGTTATTTGTTCATCCAGCGGGTATGTACATCGGTGGTGAAGTTCAGATTGTTAGTGAAAATATAGAAGATCGTTTAGTTATGCCAACGGTTGACTTGGTCGATAATACAGATCCAATTATTGAAGGTATAGCAACATCACAGATGTCTGCACAAATGGACGCAACAGGTCTGATACCATTTACTGGTGGAATATCTGATAGTGATGCACGTATTGATCTAGTACGTAAAGTTCAAGATTACCAAGACATTACTCTTGAGCAGATTGATAGAAACTATGACAATATTTCTGAATGGGCAGGGGCTTCTTCACCGACATTCGATGAAGATAGTGCTGGAATTGACTTCCGTGCACCAAGAATGTCTACAAATTTGGACACTTTTGATGAAGTTTCTTTCCCTTGGTACGACAGTGACTCCGCATAACCCTTATAAATACAGTTAACAGATTAGAATAGAGATCGAAAATGGCAAGACAGAACATAAACAGAGGCACTAATGCTAATGACGGAACTGGCGATACTCTCAGAGTAGCTGGTTTGAAAATCAATCAGAACTTCGCAGAAGTTTATGAGATGCTTGGTGGCGACTCAGGTGAGTTGAGCGCAGGTATCACTATGACTGATCAAGGTATTGTGTTCGAAGGTACTAATGTTGATGATCATGAGACTACATTGGTTTCTGGTAATCCATCTACTGATATCACACTAGCTTTGCCTACAGTTGGTGCAGAATTGATTTCCAATACTGCTACTCAAACGATGACCAACAAAACATTAACATCTCCTATCATAACAACACCACAGATCAACGATACTTCACTTGACCATAAGTATGTCTTTGTTGCTTCTGAACTAACTGCTAACAGAAATGTGACACTCCCTGTTCTAGGAACAAATGATACATTCGTATTTGCGAATGCTTCACAAACGTTAGCTAGTAAAACACTCACATCACCATTAATCAATACAGGTAAAATTGGGACAAGTCTTAATGATGTTAATGGTGCTGAATTAATTAAAGTAACAGCCACAGCAACGGCAGTCAACCAATTGTTAGTTGCAAACGCCGCCACTAATAACTCACCTTCTATTACGGCAGATGGAGATGATACTAACATTTCTCTGGTACTAGGTTCTAAGGGTACTGGTGGTGTTACAATGAATAACAAAGTAGTGCATCGTGAACACTTCCTAACAGGAGACGGTGCAGTAGATTTAACAATTCCTCTTACAATATTTAACTCATCATCCGCTCTTGCTATAACTATGGCAGATGGGACGATTACTGGCGAGACTAAATACTTTGTAAATAGGGGAAGTGGTACTGCTACAGTAACAGTAACTAGCTTAGTCGGTACAGGTAACCCCTCAACAGTGGCATTTGCGGCAAACGAAGCTGGCTTCATGATGTGGGATGGCGCAAACTGGCATCTAGCCTCTAAAACAGTTGCTTCTTAAGGACATAGAAAATGACAGCGATTATTACAGACACACTCAAAAAGCAACTATTACTTGATATCATTACTGATATTGATAGTTCGGCAAACGACTATTACATTGGAATAGGTCGATCAGAAGTATGGAATGCCACAGATGCGGCACCCACACCAAAGAACACTCAACGAGATGCAAGGAACTTAGGTCTTAGTTTACAGTCTGTTAAAGCAGTTGCTGATAAAACACTGTGTGCTCCAAGGACAGACTGGTCTTCGGGTGCAACATACTCTTCATTAAATGATGATATAGAAGGACATCCAGTATCCGCATACTATGTCTTTACAGACGAGAACCACGTATATCTTTGTATTCAAGCAGGTAGAAATGCCGCTGGTAACATTGTTAACTCTACAGTTAAACCTACAGGTACTAGTACTAAAGCGTTTAAGACTGCGGATGGATATGTTTGGAAATTCTCATATTCAATCGGTGCTTTGACAGCATCTAAGTTTCTTTCTTCTAACTTCCTTCCTGTGTCATTTGTTGTGTCTACGGATAGTGACAGCCCAGCTTCAACTGTTGAGCAAAAATCTATTCAAGATGCGGCAGTACCAGGAGAGATTATTGGTTATACTGTAACTGATGGTGGGACAGGTTACACATCAACACCAAATGCAACTATCGTGGGTAACGGATCCACATTGGCTAAAGCTGATGTGACTATCTCAGGTGGTGCGGTATCTAAAGTGGATGCCAGAGATTCATCTGGAACATTGGTATTTGGTGCAGGATATACATATGCAAGTGTAGAACTAACAGGCGGTGGTGGTACAGGTGCATCTATTAGACCGATATTCGGACCTAAAGCTGGTCTTGGTGCAGATCCAAGAGATGATCTTAGAACAAGAGCTATTATGTTCAACTCAAAGCCAGAAGGTACTGAAGCAGGAGACTTTATTGTAGGGAATGATTTCAGACAAGTTTCTCTAATCAGAAACCCTCTAACACACGCAGGTGCAAAGTTTTCGGACAATACAGGAAATACTCTTAATAGGCTAAACCTATCTACAATCTCATCGATATTCAGTGCAGACAAAACTATCATTGGTGCCACAAGTGGTGCTAAAGCATATATCGATAAGGTAGACTCAGACAATATTTACTACCATCAAAACGAGACAACAGGCTTTACCCAGTTTGATGAAGCAGAATCTATCTCAGAAACTGATGGATCTGGATCTGGTGTTCTTGCATTGGCAGGGGATGATGTTGACACTGATGCATTCATTGTTGGTGAAATGGATCCATTAAGCGGTGATGTATTGTATATAGATAATAGAGCGGCTGTTAGTAGATCCGCAGAACAAACTGAAGATATTAAAATCGTTATTCAACTTTAAATTGGTGTAGGAAAACATGACTAGAGACTTTACAAGAGACCTTTTTGCGTCAACATATAAAGATGATTTTGCTGATAGTGACAACTACCACAGAATTCTTTTTAACAATGGTCGTGCACTACAAGCTCGTGAATTAACACAGATGCAAACCATTACCCAAAGAGAGATTTCTCGAATGGGTAGAAACATCTTCAAAGAAGGTGCGGCAGTCAACCCAGGTGGTGCGACTTGTAATAACGGATATGAGTTTATTAAACTCCAAGGAGACCTTCCAACCAATTCAATTGTTGGTACGCAGTTTACGTCAACAAGTAACTCCATTATTGCAGAAGTTCTTGAGGCTATTCCAAGAGTATCAGAAGCTGAACCAGCTACAATCTATGTAAGATATATAAGCACGTCAGGCGGATCAAGTGGAACTGCACCAGTACGTGTTTCAGCAGGTGATACACTATCAGGTGGTGGTGAGACACTTACTGTTCAAGCAACAAACACTGTTGCTAACCCATGTGTTGGTCAAGGTACTAGAGTTTCTATCCACGCAGGTGACTTCTTTGCTAACGATAGATTTGTATTTGCGGCAGAACAATCATTAATTATTTCTAAGTATACCTCAGACGCAAATGCTGTTGTTGGTTTTAAGGTTATACAGGATATCGTCACAGTATCTGACACTTCGGCGTTATATGATAACTCAGGTGCCACACCCAACTTATCTGCCCCAGGTGCTGATAGATACCGTATTAGATTAATCATTGCTGATCAGGCTAATGTCGCCGCAGATGAGAACTTTATCTACATCTGTAAGGTCACGGATGGTGTGATCGTTTCACAAGTTGAACCAACAGACAACTACAATACAATTGAAGATAGAATGGCTCTTCGTACTTCAGAAGAATCTGGGAACTATATTGCTAAAAGGTTTACTGTAAGTTTTGACACTAATGAAACTAATGCAAACAATCTAGACTTTGATATTACTCCGGGTGTTGCGTATGTGGATGGTTACAGGGCAGTTATCAACTCTCCTTTATCAATTCCAGTTCCAAAGCCTAGAACAACAATCACAGAAAACAATAATGTCGTAGCGGCGGCATACGGTCAGTATGTTATTTGTTCTGGAAACAAAGGTCTACCAAACATTGAGACATTTGCTGAAGTAAATCTATATCCAAACACAACAGGTACAGGAACTGTTATCGGTACTGCACGTGTAAGATCAGTTGAAGAAGATGGTTCTAACTTTAGAGTTTATCTATTCGATATTAAGATTAATGCTAACAAGAACAAAAACAATGTTAAGTCATTAGGCAGTGGCTCTACAGACTATATGACACTGGTACTTGAGAACTCACTAGCGGCGTTTAAAGACGAAGCGTCTACAAGTCTATTATTTCCATTGCCAGAGGATCGTCCAAAAGTTATTACAGATATCTCATTAACTACACAGCGTAAACGTAGTGCGGTTGTTTCTGGTCAATCTGGATCCCTTACACTAACCGCAACAGGAGAAACCTTTGCGGATACTAGTGCTTGGATTGCGGCACATGCAGACTCAGATATCAACACAAACATCACATTCAGTGGTGCTGGTAGTACATCAAGTACAATCAGTGGTAACATTCCAGATGGTACTTATGAGATCTTAACATATGTTAACAAGTCGGCTGGTACTGTTAGAACTAAAAGCATAACAGAAGTTACAGAAACTATTACTCCAGACGCATCTGGGCATTTAAACTTTACAAACGCTGATATTAGTAGCATTGAGAGAATTACTCTTGCAGATTCAGATGGTGCTGATCTAACAACGTCTTATGACTTAGATAACGGTCAACGTGACTTTGCTTACCTAAATGGTAGAATGCTTAAGAAAGCTGGAGTTACACAATCGGCTGATGTGTTTGTAAGATATAAACACTTCACACATGGTGCATCTGGTGACTTCTTTGCTGTTAACTCTTACACTGGACAAGTTGACTATGGTGATATTCCATCATATACTCAATCAAATGGGACAGAAGTTAATTTAAGAAATGTCCTTGATTTCCGCTCAACAGTTAACTCGTCAGGTAACTTTGGTTCTGGTGCTCGTATTAATGAGATGCCTAAAAATACAAGTTTGATCACATGTGATGCGGAATACTACTTAGGTAAAAAGGTACGTGTTGTTATCGATAAAGAAAGCAACGTTACTGCAATTGAAGGTGAACCGGGCGTAAAGCCAATGTTACCGCCAATTCCTACAAATTCTTTAGATCTGTTCCATGTGAACATGAACCCATTTACAATTAATGACTCAGATGTATCATCCACTACTATTAGAGCTAAACGCTTTACTATGCGTGACATTGGTAAGATCGAAGAACGTATTGACAAACTAGAAGAAGCTACAGCATTGAGCCTTCTTGAACTAGAAACTAATTCGTTTAATGTTCTTGACGCAAGCGGAAACAACAGAACTAAATCAGGTTTCTTTGTGGACAACTTTGCTGATCAAGCAAGATCTTTCCAGTCGGCAGACTATAGGGCATCTATTGATCCAGAGGCTAAAATAATGCGCCCTTGGTTCTCAGAAGCAAACATTAGAATGCTTTACGATAGTGATCTATCTACAGGCGTAATTCTTAAAGGTGACAGCGTTTACCTTAATCACACAAACCAAAACTATGTTGATCAGGCACAAGCCACAGAATTCATGAACATTAACCCATTTGCGGTTATTATTGGTCAAGGTTTCATTGAGCTATCTCCTGCTTCAGATGAGTGGGTTGATGTTGATCGTAAACCAGATCGTGTTGAAGATGGTGGTACAAGACTACGTAATAATGGTACTGCAACACTTTGGAACAACTGGAGATGGAATTGGGTTGGTCGTGAAGATCAGCTAGAGGTTGGGTCACAGCTTGCATCACAGACAGTAGGAAGAACTACTTCAGTAGATAGAGTTGTTGCATCAGAAACGGTTCGTGAATTTGTTGCGGATCGTGTATTGGATGTTGCTTTCATTCCATTCATGAGATCTAAGAAAATAAGTTTCCGTGGATTTGGTCTCAAACCAAATACTCAGGTCTATGCATTCTTTAACGATAAACCAATTGCAGATTGGGTAAGGGCAGAAACATTTACAAGATTTGCCAATACTGTTGACGATTATGGTAACCAATATAAGAATGCTACTGAGCATCCAGATGGAAAGTCTACACTTACTACAAATGCAGAAGGTAATATCGAAGGATCATTCTTTATTCCAAACGGTACAACTAAGTTTAGAACAGGTACACGTGAGTTTAAAATTCTAGACATTAGTGTTGCCAACGAAGATGATGCGACATCTATT